TGTCAGCAGCAGCACCGACAGCCTGGCAGAAATCGTGCTTCTTCTGGAGCGGGCGAAACGACACATTTTGAAAGATGTCGAATTTTGAAAGATGTCGCATGAGTTCGCCGCAAGAAATCGCACTGGAGGCAAAACGGCGCTACGCGCAAGACGCCCGAACTGCACGAACTCGAAGCCATCGTAACGTACATGCGGAATCATAAATGATTACAAATCATACGGTGGATTCGTTGCGGGCTTTCGAGGAAAGCATAGCTTCCGCTTTCAACGCTGGGGAAATCCCGCACCCGGTTCACCTCTCCCACGGCAACGAGCAGCAGTTGATCGACATTTTCCAGGGCGTTCAGCCGCAGGACTGGCTCTGCGTCTCGTGGCGTTCGCACTACCACTGTCTTCTGAAGGGCGTCCCCGAGGACGAGTTGCGCCAGGCGGTTCGCAGCGGTCGCAGCATAACCCTCTGTTTCCCTGAGCACCGGATCGTGTCGTCCGCCATCGTCGGCGGCGCGATTCCCATCGCGCTGGGCCTCGCCTGGGCGGAGAAACGGAAACCGTCGGGCGCGAAGGTGTGGTGTTTCGTCGGTGACATGACCGCCGAGACCGGCGCGCACTGGGAAGCGGCGTCGTATGCTCATGGTCATGGATTGCCGCTCCAGGTGGTCATCGAGGACAATGGCCGGTCGGTGCTGACCGACACCCAGAACGTTTGGGCCAGCGCGGGTGTGGATGACCGATTTCCGGCGCCCATCCGGTACAAATACGACCTCTCCGCCAGGTGGCCCCATGCCGGCGCCGGCAAGCGCGTGGAGTTCTGATGTCCGCTTACATCGCCGCCCTGAAAGACGCCATGTCGCTCTGCGCCGCGCAGCCAAACCCCGTGTTCATGGGGCAGTCGGTTGCTTGCGACGGCACCGGCATGAGCCAGACCTTCCGCCACCTCGACCCTGCGACCCTTCTCGAACTTCCGGTCTTCGAGAATACGCAATTGTCGATGGCAACCGGCATGGCCCTCGCCGGTTGCCTGCCGGTCTGCGTTTTTCCGCGCATGAACTTCCTGCTGTGCGCGACCGACGCGCTGGTCAACCACCTCGACAAATTGCCGCTCTACTCCGACTATCGCCCCCGGGTCATCATCCGCGTCGCGGTTCCCACCGCTACCCCGATGGACCCCGGACCGCAACACCTCGGCGACTTCCGCGGGGCGCTTAAGATCATGCTCAAGACGGTGCGGATTGAGCGCCTCCCCACCGCCGGGGACATTGTGCCCGCCTACCGTCGCGCCCTCGCCCACAACGGATCGACCGTGCTGGTCGAGTACAGCGGAGCTTATTAGATGAAATGGCGCCAGCATCTCGCCGACTCAGAGTTCGTGCTCAAGCAGATGCACGACGCTCCTGGCCTTGGCGCCACAATAGCGACGGCGGCCGAATTCCTTGTGGCCGCCGCCCGCGCCCGCAAGCCGATACTGGTCTGTGGCAACGGCGGCAGCGCGGCCGACGCTATGCACTTCGTCGCGGAACTGACCGGTCGCTACGGCGGCAAAGTGCGGCGCCCGGTAAAGGCCATAGCGCTTCCCGCCGACCCGGTGTTTCTCACCGCGTGGTCGAACGACGACCAGTTCAGCGGCGTGTTTGGGCGGCAGGTCGAAGCCCACGGCGAATTCGGTGGCGTTCTTGTCGTGCTGACCGCCTCGGGAAAATCGCCGAACGTGCAGGAGGCGCTGTCAGCGGCGGCGGACAAGGGGTTAACCGGCATCGCCCTGACCGGAGCCGCTGGGATTGTGCGGCCCGGGGCTTTCGGGGCGCGTGCGGCCCTCGAAATCCGCATCCCCAGCGCCGCAACCCCACTGATCCAGCAGGCCCACATGGTCGTGCTGCACCATTTCGCCGACTGTATCGACCGGAGCCTGCGCGATGGCTAAGTACGCCCACCCCACCGCCTATTCCGCGTGGGGTCCCGAGGAACAGGCCGCCATCGCCCGGGTTCATGCCAGCGGCTTCTACACCCAGGGCCCCGAGGTCGCCGCGTTCGAGCTTGAGTTCGCGGAACACCACGGCCGCAAGCACGGCGTCTATGTGAATTCTGGCTCATCCGCCAATTTGATCGCGGTCGCCGCGCTGACCCACCTTAAAGACAACCCGCTGCGCCCCGGCGACGGGGTGGACGTCCCCGCGCTGGCCTGGGCCACCACCTACGCGCCCCTCGCGCAGCACGGTCTCAGCCTCCACATCCTCGACAGCGACGACACCTGGAACGCCCCGGCGTCGGTTGAGGACGGCTGCGACCTGCTGGTCACCGTGCCGGTGCTGGGCAATCCCTGCTACTACCTCCAGCACGAGCGGCGGCGCCCGCGCTACTGGATCGACGACTGCTGTGAAAGCCTCGGCGCATGGGTCGGCTCCCTGGGCGAGAAGCGGCTCGCGGGCACGTTTGCCGACATGAGTACGTTCTCGTTCTTCCACAGCCACCAGCTCTCTGGCATCGAGGGCGGCATGGTGCTGACCGACAGCGACGAGTTGAACGGGTTGTTGCGGATGCTCAGGGACCATGGCATGACCCGCTACAGCCGCCCCGAGGGCTTCGACCGCGAGTACGACTTTCGCCTGTTCGGCTATAATGTCCGCGGGCTGGAGCTGCACGCCGCGATCTCGCGCGAGCAGTTGAAGAAGCTGGAGGGGTTCCGCCGTCACCGCGAGCAGAACCTCAACAACTTCGTTGCCGCGACCTACGGGCTGGCGGTTGAGTTTCCCCGCCGTAACGGCGTGGTCTCCCCGTTTGGCCTGAACTTTCGGGTCGAGAGTCACGCGCTGCGGGCCCGACTGGCGCTGGCCTTGCGCGCCGAGGGCATCGACTGCCGGCCACCGACGGGAGGCAGCTTCACGCTGCACCGCTACGGGCGGAAGTGGCGCGAGGCCAACCCGACGCCGCATGCCGACATGCTGCACGTCTGCGGCCTGTTCCTCGGCAACGCGCCGTACCCGATGCTGCCGGAGATCGAGAAGGCGGCGGGCGTCATGCGGAGGACTTTGTGACCGCAACTGTTTTAGTGACCGGCGCCGCCGGCTATCTCGGCTCTGTCCTCGTCCCCCGCCTGCTGTCCTGCGGCTACAAGGTGCTGGCGCTCGACAATTTTATGCACGGGGAGAACAGCCTCGCCGCCTGCTGCGCCAATCCTGACTTCGAGGTGTTCAGGGGCGACTGCCGCGACGACGACGTGCTGCTGCCGCTGCTTAGGTGCGCCGACTATATCGTCCCGCTGGCGGCGATTGTGGGCGCGTCCGCCTGTATGGCCGACTACACTGCGACCTGGAGCACCAATTACAACGCGATCGGGCAGTTGTGCAGCCGCGCCAGCGTGCAGCAGCGCATCGTCACGCCCACGACCAACTCCGGGTATGGGATCGGCGCGCCCGGGGAGATGTGTACCGAGGAATCGCCGCTGCGTCCGCTGACCTCGTATGGTAAATCGAAGGTCTTAGCCGAGGAAGTCGTGCTGCTGCGGAAAAATTCGATCAGTTTGCGCCTGGCGACGGTGTTCGGGGCCAGTCCGCGCATGCGCCAGGACCTTTTGGTCAACGAGTTCGTGCTTCGGGCGCTGACCGACCGCGCTATCGTGCTGTTCGAGGGTCATTTCAAGCGGAATTTCATCCATATCGCCGATGTTGCGAACGCTTTTGTCCATTCCATCGACAATTTCGAGAAAATGCGCGGCAATGCCTTCAATGTCGGCCTGTCCAGCGCGAATTTGTCGAAGATCGAGCTGTGCGAGGTCATCAAGAAGCACATTTCCGACTTTACCTGGGTCGAATCGCCCATCGGTGAGGACCCGGACAAGCGCGACTACATCGTCAGCAACGAAAAGATCGAAAAAACCGGCTGGCGACCGCACAAGTCGCTTGACGACGGCATTGTTGAACTGAAAAAGCTGTTCAACACCCTCAAAACGCGGCGGTACGCCAATGCCTGAGTGCGGCGTGGGCGGATTTGGAATATTCGGAGCGGAAACTCGTGGAAAGAGCCTCGCACATGATCGACGTCCTCCTTGTCCACCCAAACGCTATTCACGGGATTTTTGGCCCCCTCGGCGATAAACTCGTCGCGGTAGAGCAACCGTTGTGGTGCCGCTTGATCGCGGGTTATCTTTTGGACCGGGGCTTCACAGTCGAAATACTTGACGCCGAAGTCGAACACCTGAACCCGGTGTCGGCCGCTAAAATTGCGGCCGGCAAAGACGCCGCTATCGTCGTCGTCGTCGTCGGGGGCCACCAGCCTAGTGCGTCGTCCCAGCAGATGATGGGGGCCGGCGAGTTCTGTCGGGCGCTGAAGGCCGCCAATCCCGAGCAGCTTGTCGTGATGACCGGAAACCACCCCTCGGCGCTGCCGGTTCGCACTTTGCGCGAGGAAGCGGTGGATTATGTTGTCGACGGCGAGGGCCCGGTATCGATCGAGGGCCTATTGAACGGCATGATGCCCGAAACCATCCCCGGGCTTGTCTGGCGCGAGGGCGATGCGATCCGGCAAAACCCGCTCGCCAAGCCGCTGGACATGGACAAGGACCTGCACGGCAACGCGTGGCATCTGCTACCCATGGACAAGTTCCGGAGTCATAACTGGCAGCGGTTCGACGATCTTTCCAAGCGCCAACCGTACGCGGCGATCCACACATCGCTTGGGTGCAGCTACAAATGTAACTTCTGCATGATTAATGTTTTTCAGCACACCAACGCCTACCGTATGCGGTCGCCGGAAGCAGTCGTTGCCGAAATGGTCATGTTGAACGAGGTCTACGGCGTCGAAACATTCAAGTTCACGGACGAACTTTTCGTTCTGAACCGGAAGCACTGCACGGCGATCTGCGAAGGTCTTATCGCAAGTGGCCTGGGCGCTAAAATTTCATCGTGGTGCTACGCCCGAACGGACACTGTGAAGCCAGATATGCTGCCCATGTTTAGGGCGGCGGGCTTTAATTGGTTTGCTTTGGGCATCGAAAGCGGCTCTGCGCGCGTGCGTGCGGCGGCGCACAAGGCCCTGAAAAACGATAACGACATCGTCAACGTCGTCCGGGCTATCGAGGCCGCAGGAATCAACGTGATTTCTAACTTCATATTCGGTCTTTTGACCGACGACCTAGAGTCGATGGGTGAAACGCTCGCCCTCGCGCTGGAACTCAACACATCGTTCGCAAATTTTTATTGTTGCATGGCGTACCCCGGCAGCGCCCTTTATGACCAGGCGCTTGCCGAGGGCTGGACCCTGCCGGAGACCTGGGCCGGATATAGCCAACACAATTCCGACTGCCGGCCGCTCGATACCGAGCATCTTACCGCGAAACAGGTCCTCGCCTTCCGCGACGCCGCGTTCACCCGCTACTTCACCGCCGCCGCCTACCGCGACATGGTTCTGAAGAAGTTCGGTCCCGAGACCCTCCACCACGTCAAGGAGATGGTGCAGTACAAGCTGAAGCGGAAGTTGCTGACGGGGGAGATTACGTGAGCCTCTGCCTCGCCAACATCGACGTTGCGATCCTGTGCGGCGGGCTGGGCACCCGCATCGCCCCGGTGCTGGGGAGCACACCGAAGTGCCTCGCCCCGGTGAACGGACGCCCGTTTATTGAGTACCTGCTGCGCTTTCTGACCCAGCGGCACGGCGCCAAAAAGGTCATTCTCTGCACCGCGCACGGCGCCGACGCCATACTGGATTGGGCCTCTAAGTGGCCGGTGATCGTGTCTGTCGAGGCCGAGCCGACTGGGACCGTCGGGGCGATACGGTCGGCGCGCAGGTTCCTGACCTCCGACCCCGTGCTGGTCTGCAACGGCGACACCCTGATCGACTGCCCGGAGTTCGCGGACTTCGTCGAGCGATTCAACACCGACTATTGCAGCCTGATGCTCCACGCCGATTCACTGAACAGCGGGGTGTTTCCGAGCGGCTTCACCCTGCTGTCGCGATCCGGGATCGCGCACCTGACCGATAGCGGCGAGAGGGACTTGCCGCCGTACCTCAATCTCGTCGACCGCCGACGCGACACGAGACGCGGGTCTTACTTCGACATCGGCACGCCGGATGCCTACGCACGGTCCGTCCGGTGGGTTTTGGAGCACGCGGCATGATTATCACCCGCACCCCCTATCGGGTGTCGTTGTTCGGGGGCGGCTCCGACTACCCCGCTCACTTCGAGAGGCACGGTGGCGAGGTGTTCGGATTCGCCGTTAACCGCTATTGCTGGATACATCTGCGCCGGTTGCCGCCGTTTTTCGCCTACAAGCACCGCATTGTCTACTCCAAGACGGAGCTGGTGCGAAACTTCCCCGAGGTGCAGCACCCCGCTGTGCGCGAGACTATGCTGTTGTGCGACCCCGGATGCGGCATTGAGATGCACCACGACGGCGACCTCCCCGCGCGGTCGGGCCTCGGCTCCAGTTCGTCGTTCGTCGTGGGGCTCATCAACGCCCTGCTGGCGCTGAAAGGCGCCCGCATCGTCAACCAGCGACTGGTCGAGACGGCGATCCACATTGAGCGCGACCGCCTGGGGGAGAATGTCGGCAGCCAGGACCAGGTCTGGGCGGCACATGGCGGGTTCAACCGAATATTGTTCCACCCGGACCATAGCTACGACGTGCAGCCCGTCGTGATCGCCAGGGCCCGGCAGCAGGAGTTGCAGGACCACCTGATGCTGTTCTTCACCGGGTTCAGCCGCAACGCTACCGACATCGCCGGCGACGTCATTAAGAACCTCGGCGACAACGTGCAGGCGGTGAAAGATAGCGCCTGCCTCGCGCGGATGGCCGGCGCCCTCGTCTCCGACGACGGCCCCGTGGACCGCATGGGGCCAATGCTGGACGACGCATGGCGAGCCAAGAAGTCCCTGTCCAGGGGTGTCTCCACCCCCGAGATCGACGACATCTACGCCGCCGCCGTCTCGGCCGGCGCGCTGGGCGGCAAACTCCTGGGTGCCGGCGGGGGAGGGTTTATGCTATTCTTTGTCCCGCCGGAGCGGCAGGACGCGGTGCGCAACCGCCTCGACAAACTGGTCGAGGTGCAATTCAGGATCGGTGCGCCGGGCTCCACCGTCGTGCTGTACGAACCCGAGGGGCTATGACATGACCGAGATCGCCGCAGTAAAAATCGTCTTCGACCGCCACGAGTTCAATCTCCAGTTCCGCTCGTTCAAGAACGCCAAGGCGGTCTACGACAAGATCAAGGAGGCCAGAAGCCAGGCGTCGGTGGAAATCATGGATGACTTCAGTCGGCAGGTCACCCTGAGCACCTCCGACATTACCTGTGTATCGGTCATTGACTTCAACATCGCCATGGGTGGCGACGTCGAGATGTCTGTGGCCGTAGCCCGCGCCAACGCCAAAATCCAGCAGGCCGCCCAGAACCCGTCGGGTGTGATGCTGCCGCAGGGGCCGCGACTGGTATGACCGGCTTCCCCGAGAAGCGGTTCTTCTGCCAGGACCAGAAGGACCAACGGACGGAACTGCACGCCGCGGCGGGCGAAGCGGAGACGGAGGCCTGCACCCTCGGCATGGCGCCGTTCACCATCTACGAACTGCGCGCCCATCCGGTCGGCCAGCGGGTGACCAACAAAATGGGGGCGGCGCGGTTCAAGGTCGGGGCGCGCGAGGCATGAAGACCGAGGGCATCATCGCGTTGCTCGACAAGCACCGCAAGCTGATGGAGGCGTTGCCGGGACAGAACCTCGGCGGTTTTGCGCTGATCGTCGGCCCGACCGATGACGCCCCGGTGGAAATCGTGCTGCTCGACACCAAGAGCGACGAGAAGTCGTTTGTCACCCTCGTCCGCGACAAGCTGATGGCGGTCAAGGACTCGTCGTTCCCGGGCGGCGTGAGCATGCCGCGTCGATGACCCCCCTGTCCGGCGGCTGGAACAAGGACAAGACCGAGCAGTTCAAGGTTCTGTTTCACGATTTCCTACAGCACGTTCAGATCGCCTCGAAGGAGTGGGAGGGCTTCAAGACTCTGCCGCTTTACACCGCGCAGCGCCGCTTCCTGACCGAAGTGTTCGACGGGCTGGAGAAGGACATCCGCTCGTTCACAGTGCTGAAGGCCCGCCAGCTTGGCCTGTCGACCATCGTCCGCTGTCTCATCGTGTTCTGGGCCTATGTCAACGAGGGCATGAAGATCGCCCTGGTCTACGATACCGACTCCAACCGTCGCGACGCCCGGGCCGAAATCCAGCAGTTCCTCGAACGCCTGCCGGAGACCCACACCATCGCCCTGAAACAGGGTGGCGACAACCGCGACTTCATGGAGTTCGAGAACGGCTCGCGCATCTCGTTCTTTGTCGCCGGTATCAAGAAGAGCAGGGGGTCTGGCGGGCTCGGCCGCTCGCGTGGCATCGCGGCGGCGGGCTGCACCGAAATCTCGTCGTGGGTGGACATCGAGGGCTTGAAGTCGTTCGAGCGTTCGCTGTCGCACACCCACCCGAACCGGCTCTACATCTGGGAAAGCACGGCTCGCGGATTCAACATCTTTCACACGCTGTGGGAGGCGGCCAAGGCGGACACGCTGACCAAGCGGGCAATCTTCATCGGTTGGTGGGCCAAGGAATCATACTCCTATCCCCGCGGCTCTCTGCTGTTCGAGCGGTACGGGTCGGCCGCGCCTGACGAAAACGAGAAGGCCAAGATCAAGGAGGTGCAGGAGCGCTACGGTTTCGCCGTCACGATGGAGCAACTGGCGTGGTACCGGCACCAGACCGAACCGAAGATGGACGGTTCGTTCCGCGAGGTCGAGGCGTCGACTGGAGCCGAGATAAACCTACAAGAGCTGCCGTGGTGCGTTGTTGCCGGCACACGAGTAGGCACTGACCACGGAATTATACCCATCGAGGAGGCTTTGCCCGGCTACGTCGGCAGTCTTGGCGCTATTACATCCGCCGGCCAGACGGGCGTAGCCCAGACCTACGAAATGACGACGGCTCTGGGGTACCGATTCGTCGGGACAGGCAACCACCCCGTAGCGAAAACAGACGGTTCTTTTGTCGATCTGAAGGACTGCGCCGACCAGCGAGTGCGGCTGCAACCGCCACGCTTCGCTGCCAAGGAGTATGTATTCCGCTGGAACGAAGGGTCGATTGAATGCGCCGTGCCGATCACGCCCGATATGGCGCGGCTTGTCGGTTTTTACATGGGCGACGGTTCTTTGCAGGGCGCGGGGAAGAAAGGTGGCGCAGGTGTTCTGTCGATAGCCTGCGACAGGAAGGACCAGGATGTCGTAAACGAAGTTAGGCGCCTCGTAGAAACCATTTTCGGCGTCGAAGTTCCAACCCGAATTAAGGGGGGTTGCGAGGAGGTACGCAGCGGAAGCCGTCTAGTCGTCGAGACGTTTCGCAAGATGGGTCTCGCACGGAACGACACCGTAAAAACTATGCGGAACGTGCATGTGCCCGAATTTATTTGGCGCTCCCCAAAGCACGTCGTGCGTGAGTTCTTGCGGGGACTTTTCGAGGCTGACGGTTTCAACGGCTACGGTGGCGAGCGCGTAGTTCTGTTTTCCAAATGGCCGAAGTTTCTTGAAGACGTCCAGATATTGCTTTTAGGGTTTGGCGTGACCTGCCGTCGGACCTCGCGGCTGGCGCGCACGACCTATGTCGAAAAGGGCGTCTCGCGCAAGCATAGCTACACCGCCAACGAGTTACAGTTGCGCAGCGAGGAAGGCATCGCGTTCAATAAACAGATCGGGTTTGTCGGAGCGCGCAAGATAGCGCGCAGTTCGACACGACTCACGGGTCGGAAACGCTATTCGAGCCGCCGTGTCCCACTTGCGCTGGAAGACACTGTGGCCAGGGTCGAGCAGCGGGATATCGCCCCAGTCTACAATGTCAGCGTGGCCGAGCATCACATGTTCGACGCCAACGGTGTTTTGACGCACAACACCGAAGACGAGGCTTTCCTAATGACGGGGAGCAAGTTCTTCCCGTCGGATCGCCTGACCCTCGCCACCAAGGCGGCGCTGACCTACCCGATGACCGGCTACCGCTACCACCTGGGCGACGACTTCACCGCGACGATCATTGAGCCGGCGCGGTCGGCGCGGCACGCCCACCTCCGCATCTGGGAGGACCCCGACCCCTCGGGTGTCTATGCCATCGGGGCCGACCCCGCCTATGGCTCGGGTCCGACCTCCGACCGCCACGTTGCTCAGATACTGCGCTGCTACTCGGACGGGGTCGACCAGGTCGGCGAGTTCTGCGACCCCAATATCACGACCTACCAGTTCGCCTGGGTGCTGGCCCACCTCGCTGGCGCTTACGCGGGCGAAGGCGGCACGGGAGTCCGGCTGCTGCTGGAACTGAACGGTCCTGGCGAGGCAGTGTTGAACGCCATCCGCGAGCTGGAGTTCGCCGCCCGGATGAACCAGTTCGACCATGACAACGGCGAGCGCGGGGTGAAGAACATCTTCACCAACGTCCGGCACTTCCTGAACGTCTCGGGCGACAAGCTGAACCGCACCCCGACGACGGTCCACTGGAAAACTACGCCGAAGAATAAAATCCACATTTTGGAGCGGGAGCGGGACTTTTTTCATGTCGGGCAGTTGAATATCCGGTCCATCGACCTGCTGGAAGAGATGCGGACGGTGGTCCGGCGTGGCGACAGCATCGGCGGCGAGGGCACCGCCAAGGACGACCGGGTGATGGCCATGGCGCTGGCGGTGCGGGCCTGGGAAGAAGGCGAGCGTAAGCGGCTCATCGTGCAGGAGCGCAGCCGCGAGAACGAGGCGAAACGCCGAACCTTGACGGCGGACGATTACCAAGCCATGTTCAGCGGCAGCGTTGTCAAGGACTTTTTCCAGCGGCAGCGCCGCGAGCGGGTCGAGTCGGCGCGGTCGGCGCGGCGGGGTAACCGGTGGAACTGGTGAGGCATGATGGCCTATAAAATGACCTTCCGCTGCCCGGATTGCCGGCACGAGTTCAAGTGCATCCTGTCAGTTGCCGAGAAAGCGCCGGATTATTGTCCGTCCTGCGGGGTTTTCGTCGGGACCGACCCGGCCAAGGTGCCCGAGGGTTTCAACATCGGCGGCTCCGTGGCGGCCCGCTCGGTCGATCAGATGTGGCGGCAAACCGAGGAAACTTCGGCAGCGCGGGCCGCGGCCGCCGGTGACCCCAGCCTGAAGATTACCAACATGCGCGACAACGTGAAGATCGGCGAAACCGCCGCCATGCCGGTGAACAATCTGGTGTCGCAGACCGCCGAGGCAATGCGCTCCCATAACCACGAGAAGAACGCCTACTACAGCGAGTCGATGCAGGCCACGGTGAAACTAGCCAACACCGGGCTCAGCGCCGGGCAGGGCGATAATCCGGCACTGCGGGCCATCCAGGGCAGCCGGTCGCCGCGGGTGCCGACGGCGCCTAAAGTGGCGGGCATGTCTGGCGGTTTCGGTGGGGGTGTGCGATGATACTACCTGACTTCGAGGAAACTTCGGCAGCGCGGGCCGCGGCCGCCGGTGACCCCAGCCTGGAGATTACCAACATGCGCGACGACGTGAAGATCGGCGAAACCGCCGCCATGCCGGTGAACAATCTGGTGTCGCAGACCGCCGAGGCAATGCGCTCCCAGAACCACGAGAAGAACTCCCACTACAGCGAGGTGACGCTGGCCACGGTGAAACTAGCCAACACCGGGCCCGGCGCTGCGCAGGGCGATAATCTGGCACTGCGGGCCATCCAGCGCGGCCAGTCGCCGCAGATGTCGACGGCGCCTAAAGTGGCGGTTTCGGTGGGGGCGGGCGATGATACTACCTGACTCCGACGCGCTGCTGCCGGAGTGGGCTGAGGCGCGGATTCAGGAGTGCCGCAACACCGTGTCGGCCCGCTCCAACATGGCGCGGTCGCTGCGGACCTGGCGCTACAACGGCTCGCCGGACGGCAACACGGCGATTCTGAACCGGCTGAATCACTGTGTCGACCGCATGGCGTCATACCTGTTCTCGCCGACCAATCTTCGCTTCTTCATGGACGCCGACAATACCTACCCGCGCGACACCCTCGCGATGATGGAGATGTCGGCCAAGCTGCTGACTCGCGACTTCTCCCGTCACAAGATCGACCTGACCTTCGCGCGCGGCGTCGATATCGCCCTGACCTACGGCGCCGCGATACCAAAGCTGGCATGGGGCGCGCAGGGCCTCGGCTGCAACCTCGTGATGCCGTGGCAGTTCGGGGTCTACCAGGAGAACAAGATCGGTCTGCACGCGCAGGAGGCGATGTGCGAGACCAACTGGATCACCCCGACTGAGTTGTGGCGGCGGATTTCGCACCTGCCCAACGCGATGGATATGTTCAAGAGGGCGCGGGACTATGCCGGTTCGGGCGACGGGGTCATCGACAGCGAACTAGGCTATTTCCATCAGGTCCTGATCGCCCACTCGGCCCCCAGCGTGCAGACCGAGATGCCGTACTCCACGACGACCGGCGGCATAGTGTCGCTCGCGGCCGACCCCGGCGGCGGCGTGCTGGCCCCCGAGGTCGCGTCGAAGCTGATGGCGTTCCACGAGCTGTGGGTGCGGAACGACGAGACTTCGGACTGGACGACAATCCAGATGGTCGCGCCCGACATTCTCATTGCGCCGACGACCAAGCGCAGCAATATGTTCCTGCCGGCGCGGCCGGAGGACAACGTGCCCGGGCGGCATCCCTACACTCTGATTCAGCCGAACGAGTTTGAGGGCTATTTCTGGGGCCGCACCGAGATGGCGGACCTGCTTAAGCTGCAACACATGCTCAAAGACCGGCTGGAGGACCTGAAGAAGATCATGGGTCTCCAGTACGACCGGCTGCTGGCGTTCGTCGGCGGTATGGGCATAACCGAGGACATGTACGACCAGTTCCGGCAGTCTGGTTATCTCGGCCTCGAAGCCGGTTCGGACGTTAAGGACCTGACGCCGGAGGTGCCGAAAGAGGCGTTCGCCGACATCAAGCAAATTCTGAGTTTTATGGACGAGGTCAGCGGATTCACCCCGGCCCTGTCCGGCGAGGTGATGCCCGGGGTGCGCTCCGACAGCCAAACGCAGACTCTGATGCGGAACGCCAGCCCGCGGATGCGCGACCGCGCCCTGATTGTGGAGCGGCAGGCGGCGGACCTGGGCAACCTCGCGATGGAGTTGAAGATCGCCAAGGACCCGCGGGATTACACCACCGCGGGCGACAAGCCGTCCGTGTTCAAGCTCATCAACTTGCCGGCCGACCGCCAGATCACCGTCGACAGTCACTCGTCGTCGCCGATCTACGAAGAGGACAACATGCAGAAGGTCGGCTTCCTCGCCAAGACCGGCGCTATCGGCCCCGAGGAGCTGATCGACGCCATGAACATGCCCGAGGGCGAGCGGTGGAAGGAGAACCTCCGCACCCGGCAGGCCGCAGCCGCCGCCCAGAGCGAGCAGTTGAAGCAGACCAACCCCGAGGAATGGGCGAAGTTGCAGGCGAAGAAGAAGTAGAGACCGCAGCGGGGGGCGACACACTCCGACGAGGATTAGACGGTGAGTGCCTCGGTTGTGAAAAACCCCGTCCGCCGGTGGGCAGATTAGCTTCCTGCTGCCGCGACCGGCACCTACACCTTTCGCGCCACGCCCTCATTCGCTGCGTACCAGTCGTAGGTGCCGATCAGCCCAGTTTCCAACTGGATCGGCGCGTGAACCAGCCCCGCCTTGTAGGACCGCTGCAACTGCCCCGATGGCTTCGAGGGGTCGTAGACCGCTTTGACCCCGGTGTGTCGCTCCAAGATAGACACCGCGTCACGGATGGTCCGGCTGCGCCCGGAGACCAGGTTGATGACCGGCTCCAGGTCGTTCGTCATGCAGTTGATCAGGCCCTTCACCACGTCGTCGACATGAAGGAAGTCGCGGGTTTGCGAACCGTCGCCCCAGACCAGCACCTCGGTCCCGCCCCGCTTCGCCTCGTAGAACTTGCGAATCAGGGACGGGATGACGTGCCCGGTAGCGGCGTTGAACCGGTCGTGGGGGCCGTACAAATTGGTGGCGATAGGGCATACGTACTTCAGGCCGTAGCTGACCCGGCAGGCTTCGAGATAGGCCAGCATGCCCCGCTTGGCGTTGGCGTAGCCCCACTCGGAATCGTGAACGGGGCCGTTCCAGAGGTCGGACTCGCAAAAATGGTTGTTCGGTACGCTCGCCGGGTACATCGCGACAGTGCCCATCGCCACGATCTTTTCGACCCCGTGCCGGACACAGGCGTCGATGACGTTAGTGTTGATGAGGGTATTGCGGCGAAACCCCTCGGCCTGGTTCTGTATGTTGCCGCCGAGACCGAACACCTGGGCGGCGAGGTGGAAGACATGGGTGGGCTTGTGCGTCTCCCATACGGCATCTCCGGTGTTCTGCAAGGTGAAGTCGGCGGGCGCCACATGAACATTGGGCTTGTCGCGCAGCAGGCGGCGGCAGAGGTTTATACCGACAAACCCCAGGTGGCCGGTGACAAGAATGCGTGAGTCCTTGTTCACAGCCCGCACCTCTGAAATGCCGCGTCCCAGAATAGTCTGGGGTTCATCGTCTCGCGGACGATCTTCTGCAACCGCAGCCCCATGTCCCGCGCCTTGTCCGGGTTCGCCTTCAGCGTCGAATAAACGTCCGCAGCTTCTTCCGGTGTCTCGTAGGTCGCGTAGTCCACGTCTTCAACGGCCCACCGCTTCAGGGCACACCCGCGCAGTTCCAGTAGGCAGGCGCCGGCTAGGCCAACCTCGATCGCGCGGGTCTTGAGGGTGCGGATGTAGGGCCCCTTGCCGCTGTGCCCGCCGGCCGACAGGGCGCAGTCGACCGCGACCTCGCACGACATCAGGAAATCGGCGTATCGCCGATAGGAGCCGTAAATCTCTTCGCGCGGCTTAATGTACAGGCCGGACTTGGCTTTCAGATGCTCCATGACCTCGCGCCGGAGACCGTAGGGGAAGCCGCCACAGGTTCCCAGCGGGATCGGGCGGCGGCGCTCCGGCGCGCCGTTGTCGTAGAAGCGGGGGTCGACCGGATGGTAGGACTCCCAGTCCACCGGGCCCGAGGCAGGGCCGTCGGTGCCGATGGTGAGCGTGAAGCACTCCTTGTCGCGGTACTCTTTCAGCAAGTCGTCCCAGCCGGAGTCCGCCGCGTCGAAGTTCAGGTGAACGGTCGGAGCGATCTGGCGCAGTCGCTTGAAGGTCGAGGGCGAGGCGCAGAACGGGCCGCCGGCCTGCCCGATATACACGATAACGTCGGGGCGTTCGCGGTTGGCGGCGTCGAGCATCGGGCCGTCGACCGGGACGCCGACCTTGTCGTACCAACAGTAGGAAACCTCATGTTCGCCCAGGCAGTCAATCGACCCATGCGCCCAAGCGGTAAGCATGTCCGAAGGCGTAAGCCAAAGCAATTTCACGACTTCAGCACCGTATCGACGATCTTCTTCCAGAAGTCCCGCGCCGGCCGCGCGTGCACCGCCTTCCGCAATTTCGTCGCCATCTCCTGCATCCGCTCCGGCTCGGCGAGTAAGCGCCTCGCTTTCTCGACAGCGTCCTCCGGGCTCTCGTACACCTCGTAGTCCTCCCCTGCGGCGTACCAGTGCCGAGCCTGCGAGTCCATGTGGTCGAGCAAACAGCACCCGGCCAGCCCGGCCTCGAATACCCGGGCCTTGACCTGGGTGACCTGCCCGGACCCCGACCACGGCATGTTGACGGTCAGTTTGACGTTACAGAGGAACTCGCCGACCGAGTGGTAGGTTCGGTATACGGGGCTCCACGGCTTCATCGCCAGCCCCATGCGGCGCCGTAGGGGGTCGAGCACCAGCCGGCGCGGGTCCTGCGGATTGTCGCGGGCGTAGGTGCCGCAGAACCCGAACTCGATACCACGCTCGACGTGCGGCCGCGCCCCGCCCTTGAAGAACGAGGGGGCGATGGGCGACAGTGCGGTGTAGTCAGAACCCTGCTTCGGCCAGTTATCGTTACCGTCGAAGTTGACGTAGAGATCGAAGCACTTGTGTTGCCGGTATTCGTCGATGTACGGCCACCACGGGGGGTCGCCAACGTCGCCGGAGAGGAACACCGAGCGGCCGTACTTGGCGCGTAGCCGCGCCAGGGTCTTGGGGCTGGGCAGTTCGGGACCGCCCGCCGTGCCGGTGTAGATCACGATGTCCGGGTTGAAACGGTCGGCCGCGTCGAGGATCGCGCTGTCGGACGGCACAATGCGGTTGTAGTGGAAAATCTCGACCTCGTACTCGTTGAGTTCGAGCAAGCTGTCCCACCAGGGTTCCGCCGAGTTATAGTCGAAACAAATCCAGAGGATTTTGGTTTTCACTTCCCCACCGCCGCAAACACACTGTCCCAGAACACCTCGGGTCGATGCTCGTCCCATACTTTCCTGTTCAGCGCGGCCGCCATGTCGCGGCAAAGTTTCGGCTGAGTCGCCAGCCACTCCGCGTAGAACGCGCATTCCTCGACGCTCTCATATTCAAAATATTCATGGCGCGGGGTGAACCACTTCGCTGTTGCCGAGTTCTTCCACTCCATCAGGGCGCAACCGGCAAACCCGGCCTCCAGCACGCGCCCCTTGACGTGCCGCGCGGCGCCCGAGCCGGTGAACGGCACCGACACCGCGATGCGGGTGTTCTGGAGGAAGTCGACGAACTGGCCGTAGGATTGCGGGTGCTGGTCGCGCGGACGATGCTCGAACCCGCGCACCGCCGAGAGCCGCTTGACGATGGCGTTGCGGGTGTGGGTTCCGGCGTTGCCGGCATAGCCGATGGCGTAGGGGCGCTCCGCGAACGACAGGCCGTTGTCCCGCGCGAAAGCGCGGGTGTCAATGGGGGTGAGCCGGGTGAGAGCTTTTGACACACACCAGACTTCTTCACGGGGATTTAGCATTGCCAGCCATGCGGACCGGTCTGGCGACCCGGGCCACACTTCCGCGCCGTCGATCGCTACCGTCAGCGAGAACTGGTTGCGGCGCTCGAACTCCTTGAGCTGGGGCCACCATGGCGGGTCTGCCGCGTCGCAGAGGAAGTGGACAACCGGGGCGATCTGGTTCAACTCGCCCAAGGTGTCGTTGAGGGGGACGAACGCGCCCTGCCACGCCGAGATGTAGACGATCAGGTCGGGCTTGCCGAGCTTTGCCTCCATCAGCATCTCGTCGTCCATCGCCGCGTCGTCGCGCTTGATGTGTGGCACGACGCCCTGCTGCTGATACTGCGCCAGCGCCTGGGGGTTGTTCTGGAACACCGTGTTGACCGCCTGGTGATACTTCTGGTCGTAGTTCAGGATCGACACTTCGACGTTCGGCACGCAGGCGAGGCTGCCGACGAACGTATTTACGTTGTTGGTCGAGGTCGTGAGGACAAGAATTTTCACTTAGAGGCTCCCGAACAGTTTTGCCCAGAACACCTCTGGGGCGTGGTTTTTACGGACCTGGGTGTAGAGATTCGTCGCCAGCATGTCGGCGGCCCCGGGGAAGTGCTGCAACTCCGCCAGCAGGTCGAGGATGTGTTCCTTCGACGTGTAGCGGGCATAGTCGAGGGCGGAGTCGAACCAGTTCTCGGTCGCGGCGCCGGTCATTTCCAGCAGCACACAGCCAGCCATGCCGGCCTCGATCACCCGCCCCTTGACCTGCTTGGCGTTGTCGGAGCCGGAGAAGGGGACGTTGAGGACGAACTGACAGGAAGCCATGAAGCGGGCGTAGGCGCGATAGGAGCCGTAAACTTCGTCGCGTTTCGGGACGACAAGGCCAGCTTCCGCGCGGAGGTAATTGACGATTTCAGCGCGGGAAGGGGATGAGTATCCGCCAGCGAACCCGAAACGGACGGGGCGTTCGCCAAGATGTGTTTGATCTCGGTAAGGTCGCGGGTCTGTTGGGGTGAGGGCCGTATAGTCCCGAGAACCTTTCGGCCAGTTATCGTTGCCGTCGATGTTCACCGTCAGGCTGAAACATTCTTCGTTGCGGTAGGACTCCAGCACCGGGGTCCATGTCGCGTCGGAGGCATCGAACGCCAGCAGCACGGTCTTCGCCAGCTTCCGCATCTTCTGGAAAGTGCGGTTCGACGCCATCAGGCGCGGGTCGTTGTTGCCGAGATACAGCACCACGTCGGGCCGGACATTATCGACCGCGTCAAGAAAACCGCCGTCGATACTGGGCAGGTGGTTGTAGACGACGGTCGTGATGTCGTGCCGTTCAAGCGATTCGAGGCCGCCCATAACGGGCTGAGTCGTCATATCCATTGGCCGCAACGCCAGTATTTTCATGCGCCCCAGTCCACCGTCAGCCGTGTCGAAGTCTTCACGTCGTCGGAATACTCACCCGTCAGCGCAAGCGACGACGCCGCGACCGGCTCCAGCTTGTCCCATAAGTAGGAACGAGGTTTCTCCGACACACCCCAGCGCGCCCAGGCCAGCAAGCGTTCGCCGTCGACCGGTTTGATACCCATGTGCAGGCCGCGCGGACATTCGAGGAACGTCGTGCCGGCGATACCGCTCACCCGCTGCACCTCTTCGAACGACACCGGGGGCCGGTTGCCGTCGTCATAGGTCTTGTGCGATCCGGTAACGTAGAGATGCGGCCCCTGTTCGTCGCTCGCCACGTCGGTTCCGTACATGAACAGGGCGACGAACTTGCGGTCGTCGCGGTCACGGTGCCATTGCTGGATGTTCACGTCGGGCAGGGTCGGTCCCGGGCGGGTCCAGAAGGCGTTGAACGAGTACATGACCGGCGGCTCGCCGAAGAACCGCGCGATGGCGGGGGTGAACTTTACCGCGAAGTCGAAGAAGTGTGGCGCCGCCAGCACGTCCGCCATGCGATGCGACAGGACTTCGCGGTCGAGCGCCCCCTCCCAGTTGCGCGCGACACCGTCGCCCTGCGCGATGACATGACCGGGGAATACCGGACAGGTCTTCAGGTGGGCGGTGAACTCGTTTGCATGGGGCATGGCGCCGGTGAGCGCCAGCCCGCGCCAGTGGAGGTCATCGAGGATGCGCTCGGCGTTCATTTGCCCCTCTGTGCCTCGATCCAGGCTTCCAACTCGTCCTCGCGGTAGCGCACCGCGCCGCCGATGCGGAAATACGACGGACCCTTGCCGCCTTCGCGCCATACAGACAGCGTGCGAGGGGTCGTCGCAAGTCGTACCGCGACATCTTTGACGGTCAACCATGCGCCTTTGTTCACAAAAAACCCATGAATAAGTTCCCGGCTATGCCTCGGACTCCCTAATTCGCCCTCGAACTCCCGAATTCTTCCTAATTTAACCGGTTATTGCCTATGGCTCAATCGGGAATTTTAACCGCAAGGTGGCTCTGGACCGGAACTTCTCCGGTTTTGGGGACCGAAACCTAGATGGCTGCACTTCCCGCCGCACCGGGCCAATCGCCCAACGCACCATTGCCGCAAGTCGGCAATGCTTCGCCGCCGGGCATGCCGGCGCCGGGCGGATCGGGCGGCGCGTCGATGCCAACCCCCAATCGCGGCAACGAAGCCGGCGCCAAGCAATTCATGGCCATCGCCGTCCAGCTTCTGGAAAAGGCGCTCTCTCTGGCCGGCTCCGACTCCGAGCAGGGTCAGGCCATCCTCTCCGCGCTTAAGCCGCTCTCCAAAACGATTATGCCGGGCGACGAGCAGGGCCAATCGATGCCGGCAGCGATGAAGTCGCTGATGGAAGGCCAGGCCCAGCAGGCCCCGATGATCGCCGCGCTCAAAGCCCGCAGCGCCGCGCCGGGGGGCGCACCACCCCAACCGCAACCAATGGCAGCGTGAGGTAATTCCATGGACATTTTCCACAACAGCACCAAGAGCCTTCCGAAGAAGTCGCCGGAGAACATCGTCCGCATCGACTTCGACAAGTCGGACCTCGGCGCCCGCAAGAGCCAGTTGGCCCGCGCCGACACCGGCAAGAACTCGAACACCATTGTTCATACGAAGGGTGTTTGAGATGGCCCTGATCGAAGTCGATGCCAACGAATACGAGCGGTTGCAGGCCGAGCTTAACGCTGCCCGCCCATCCAAGGCGCTACTGGATAAGCTGGCGGCCAAGCCGGGCTCGCGCCTGGCCGTCCAGAAGATCGTCAAGGAAGCCTTCCCGGACACCCACATTCCCGAGCTGGTTGCCGCCGAGGCCGCCAAGAATGAACTGACCCCGATGGTCGAGAGGCTGTCGGCGCTGGAGACGCGCCTGACCGACGACGAGGCCGCCCGCGAGAAGTCCGCCCGCGACGCCCGTTTCGGCGCGCAGATCGAGAGCGGCCGGAATCTGCTGCGCCAGCGCGGCTACTCGACCGAGAAGATCGAGGCGATCGAGAAGCAGATGGAGACCCGCGGCATCGCCGATTACGACGCCGCCGAGGCGCTCTACGCCCGCGACAACCGCGCTCGCGAGTCCGTCGCCGAGCCGTCCGCTTACGACCGTAACTGGAACATGGCGGCGCCCGACGCGGGCGATGAGGACCACAAACTGCTGCTGCTTGGCGGCCGCAAGATGACCGGCGCCAGGCAGTTTGTCGCCAAGCAGATCAACAGCACCCTGCGCGAGATGCGTGGCGGGCAGCGTCACACGGCGTAGCCGGACCAACTAGGAGAAACCGATCATGGCAGTTCTCGGCGGCACCGGCGTCGTACCCTCGTCCAGCGGTAACACCGCGGGCATTTTCAACGAACTCACCGCGCTGACCCGGCGCGCGTTCATCCCGCGCGTTACGGTGCAGCTCTACTACGCAACACCGACCCTGATGATGCTGATGGGCAACGCGCAGAAGTCCGCCGGCGGCATGAACCAGATTACCGGCCCGGTGCAGGGCCAGTCGATGGTGCAGGGCGCCTGGACCGGTTACTCCGGCTCGTTCAACAAGCCGTCGGTCCTCCCCGGCGTGCAGAACTTCGCGTTCAACACCGCCTACTTCACCGTCCCGGTGCCGCTGGTGCTCGGCGAGTCGCTGTTGCAGGCGACCGAGGATATTATCCCGATCCTCGACGTGCGCATGAACGACGTGTTCGCGGTCACCGCCCAGATGATGGGTTCGGCGATCTTCACCAACAACACCGCCAACCCGCAGATGCCGTCCAGCTTCATTGACGGCTTCGACAACGGAACCACGGTGGCGAATTACGGCGGCATCAACCGCAACGTCGGCGTCAACTCGTTCTGGCAGGGTCAGGTCTACTCCAACGTCGGCGCGATCAACACCCGCGCCACCTGGGCGACCTACCTCATTATGGCGACCGACAACGCCGGCGGCGAGTGCCCCGACTTCGTGGTGATGAGCCCGAGCGACTACGCCACCCTGAACACCCAGTTCATCGGCATTGAGCAGATTCGCATGAGCCCCGGTGAAGTCGGCGACATGGACACCCCTGTCCGCTCCTCGTTCCCGAACCTCGTCATCAACGGCGTGCCGTTCTTCATGGATCACTGGTGCCCCAAGGGCACCGCGTTCATGGTCAACACCAAGTATACCTCGATGTACCTGAGTTCCGACGCGCCCTTCGCTTTCAGCGGCTTCTACTCGTCGATCCCGCTGATGCAGATCGCCCAGATCGGCGTGATGATCGTCGGCTACCAGATTCTGACGACCAAGCCGCTCGCCAACGCCATCGTCACCGGCATTACCGGACAGGTTATCTAGCCTGGCCACGCAAGGAGAAGTCTCATGGGCTTGAACACCATTGGTGGCGCCGGCGTAGGTCTTCCCTCGCCGCAGGCGCTCTACCCCGTCCAGATCAACGGCTCGCCGCAGGTCTCGGCGACCAACCGCATCTCCCTGCCACCGGGCGGTTCGGTACTGGTCCCGGCCGGAACGTGGAATATCGTGCTGGGCACCTACAGCATGCTCCAGTTCCTCGACCCGGTGACCAACACCTGGGTCTCGGCCGGCACCGCCGACCCGAACTCGGACGCCACGTCGTGTTCCAGCGACGGCACCAACTATCGCCTCTACAACCCGCTGGGCTTCGTCCTTGCGGTGAACATCGGTTCTGGCGGCACCGGCTACACCTCGGCCCCGACCGTCGCCGCCAGCATCGGCGGCGCGACGTTCCAGGCCGTCGTCGGCGGCGCGGTCGGCCAGCTTAACATCACCACGGTCCTGTCCTCGGCCGGTCTGCTGACCGTGGCCGGCGGCTCGGGCGCGGGCTACTCGGTCCCGCCGATCATCAACATCGCGGCGCCGCCGGCCCCCGGCGTCCCGGCCACGGCGGTCTGCACCATCTCGGGCGGCCAGATCGCCACCTTCACCATCGTCAACCCCGGCGCCGGCTACACCGGCGCGCCACTGGTCACCGTCATCCCCCAGCCGCTCGACCAGAACCAGGTCAACGGCGTGGCCGGCTATCGCCCGGCCGGGGTCACGGCGGCGCTCTCGGGCGTCGGCCAGATCACTGCGGTCTTCGTCACCAACCCAGGCAACAACCCGCTCACCGTGGCTCCAGCCCTCACGGTTTCGGGCGGCGGTGGCTCCGGCGCGACTCTCACGGCGGTCGTGCCGCGCACCATGGTCAACTACACGGTCACGACGGGCGGTTCAGGCTACGGTACGGGCCTCGGCGGTGTAATGACCTTCGCCGGCTCGTTGTTCACCAGGACCTCCGGGGTCGGCGGCCAGACCAACAACACCTCGATGGCCGCGGCCTTCATCTCGCCACGGCAGGCGATGTTCGACGGTTCTCCGGCAGGTACTTTCGCCGTGTCGGCGACGGCAAATTCCGGCCTTATCGACGGCGGTATCTTCACCGACACCCCGGGCTTGCTGTTCCTCCCCCAGGGCGCTACGGTCGCGACCGGCGCGGCGACGCTGGGCTTCGTGTCCGATACGGTGATCATCACGCCGGCGTAATGCGGCCGAGACGCCGCCATAGCCATGGGAGATTCTGATGGCCTTGGCGGCGTATCTGACTTCGTTGCAGCGGCTGCTCGGCACCGGGACGGCGCAGAACCTCTACTCCAACACTGATCTAACTGCCTATATCAACGAGGCGCGGACCCAGATCGCGCTGCGGACCCAGTGCATCCGGCGGCTGACGCCGATCTCGGGCCCGATCACATCGTTCACGGTGCTGTCCGGCGGCTCAGGATACTCGACGCCAACGGTCATCGTTGCCGCGCCCGACTTCCCTTCCGGCATTCCGCCGACGCCCCTCGGCGCCCAGGCCACGGCGACGGTGAATAGCGGCACGGCGCTCACCACGATCACAGTGCAGTCGGCTGGCGACGGCTATTTTTCGCCGGTGGTGACGCTGTCCGGCTCCGGCTCCGGCGCGCGGGTGCAGGCGGTCGTCTCGGGCATTAACGTCACCGTCGTAGGGCAGGAGACCTACCGATTCCGCGATATTAACGGCATTGTGGCGCTGTCGGGCTCTGGCGTGCAGTCGGTCTACTCGGTGCACGGCATCTCGTTGTTGTACGCCTCGGCACGGTTCACCCTACAGAAGGAGTCGCTGGGCAAGTATCAGGCGCTCAGTCGCAGCTTCGCTTTCCAGTTTCAGTACGTCCCGAACATCTGGTGTCAGAATGAGCAGGGCGCGTTCGGCACCGTGATGATGTATCCGGTGCCCGGCGCTAATTATCAGATGGAGTGGGACACTTCCTGTCTGCCGATGCCGCTGGTGACGGATGCCGATGTCGAAGCGATCCCGCCGCCGTGGACGGACGCGGTGAAGTATTTCGCCGCTTACCTCGCGTTCTCCGGCAAGCAGCGGTTCGCCGATGCCGACCGGATGAACGCCGAGTTTGAGAAGTTCCTCAAGCAGTATCGCGCCAACGTCTCGCCGGGCGGGGTCAACAACTGGTATGGAAGAACTCCAGGCTACGGTCGCTAGATGAACGACCAGGGCCAAACCAACCAGTCGTTGCCGGCTTCACCGACTCGCGCCCCGGGTCTGCCCGGCAACTTCGACATGCTGACGTTCGAGGGCTACTCGACCTTGAACACCAAGGCGGCGCGGCCGGCGATTCGCGACGACGAAGCCGCGATCATGGACAATTTCATCCCGCTGGGCAAAAACAACCTACAGACCATGTATAACGTCTCGGCGCCGCAATTCACCCGCAGCTCGGGTTCCGGCAGCATCGCCTACTTCGCCTTTGGCAACATCGCCGATACCCCGTCGGCGTTCATCTTCCAGGGCGACGGCTCGATCATCCAGCACAACACCACGACCATGGCGCGGACTTCCATCGCGCCGCCGGGCACCATCGTCACCCCCGCCGCGCAGATCGGCGTTGCACAGTGGGGCTCACAATACGTCATCATGGTGGCGCCGCAGACTAACGGCTATTTCCTCTATGACGGCGTGGCGTTCTACCGCGCCGGCACGGTCGGGCCGCAGGTCACCCTGCTGGACTCGGGAAACGGCTATACCGGCCCGCCAACCATGGTGGCGACGGGGGGCACCGGTACCGGGGCGACGTTTACCGCGACCGTCGCGTCCGGCGGTTCGGTCAGTCAGATATTCGTTGCCACCCCGGGCTCGGGCTACACTGCGACCGACGCGGCGTTCATCGCCTTCTCCGGCGGCGGGGGGCCGAGCACCGCCATCGCCTCGACCTCCATTGCCGGGGGCCACTTGGTCGGTATCTCGATGGCCAACAACGGCTCGGGTTACGGCGCGCAGACCGTAGCAACGGTCATCGGCGGCGGCGGGGTCGGGGCTACCGTGGCGGTGACGGCGGTCAGCGGCGGCGTCACCGGCGTCTCGATCTCCAACCAGGGGCAGGGCTACCTGACCCGGCCAACCGTGCTGTTCTCGGACCCGAACAGCGCCATTGCCGTGGCGGAACTAACCCTGATGCCGTTCGGGGTGCAGGGCACCTGCGTCGAGACCTTTTCCAAGCGGGTCTGGATCGGCAACGGCGCCGCGCCGAGCACGCCGCCGGTTAAGAGCCTTATCCAGTTCAGCGGGCCCGGTGACCCTGCGGACTTCGACCCCGCGAACGGGGCCGGCGCGTTCGTCGCTACCGACTCGTTTACGCGGGTCGGCTATCACGCCATGAAACAGACTAACGGGTTCCTGTATCTCATAGGCGATTCCTCGGTGAACACAATCTCCGGGGTGCAGACCAACAACGGGGTGACGACGTTCTCGAACCAGAATATCGACCCGCAGATCGGCAGTCCGTGGCCTGACAGCGTGCAGGTGTTCGGCCGCGCGGTGCCGTTCGGTAACACTTTCGGCGTGCATGCGCTGTATGGCGGCGCGGTGCAGAAGGTCAGCGCTAACCTCGATGGCGTCTATACGACGGTGCCGGCGACCGGCTCGCCACCGTCCTATGGCGGCCTGTTGCCCTCGGCGGCGGTGTGCCTCATGTTCGGCATCCACGTCTACGTGATGCTGCTGCCGATCATCGACCAGGTGACCGGGGTGCAGACCAACAAGCTGCTGTGTTGGGATGGCAAGGCGTGGTTTACCGCCAGCCAGAGCGTTGACATCACCCGCATCGCCGCGCAGGAGATCGACTCGGTGCTGACAGCGTGGGGGTCGGACGGGGTCAGCCTCTACAAACTGTTCAACCAGCCGTCCAATCTCATTACCAAGACGGTGCAGTCGCGCTTCTGGGACCAGCCGTCCTACCTGGCGATCAAGCGGGTGCAGAACGTGTTGGGCATGTTCGAGTCTAAAGCCAATGACGCCGTGGCCTTCACCGTTACCGCCGACAGCGAGTTCCGCTCGATACCGAAGTCGATCACCAACGTCTTCTCGGCGACGTGGTCCGCCACCGGGGGGGTTCCGGCGGTGTGGACCGCGACCGGCGGCGCCACGGTCACCTGGCAAACCCTCGGCATTGTCACCTTTATCAACGAGATCGAGAATTCGGGATCGCTCCTTGGCACGACCCTGACCACCAACGCGATGGACGTCACCCTGCTGTCGCTGGCCCTCACGGCGCAGCGCCCCTACGATTGGAGACTATGACATGGCGCTGCCAAACACCCCTTTCGCCACTCGGACCGCCCCGCAGATGGTCGAACTGGACCAGACCTTCGCCGCCGTGGCGGCGCTCGGGACCGTCTCCTGCACCGCGGTGGGGACCAACAGCATCGCGCTGACGCCCGGGACCGGCGGTCCCACGATCTCGGCTTATTTCAACCACCTGCTGGTGGCCTTTGTTCCAGCCGGGGCTTCGACGGGGGCAGTTACGGCGCAGGTCAGTGGCCTGCCGTCCGTCAACGTCTACATTCAGGGATCGCCCTCAGTACAGGCCGGCGCCAGCACGATCCCGGCCGGCGTCCTCCAGTTCATGGCGTACAATTCTGCTCTGAACAGCGGCAATGGCGGGTTTCAACTGCTGGGGTCGGTCCTGGCGACGGCGCCGACCGCCGCGGGCACCCTGACCGCAGGCTCACTCTGCACCATGAATCCTTACACGCTGGGCGCCACCCAGACAACGGCGCACGGGTTGGCAGGCGCCCCGACAGTGTTCGGGGTCTTCCTGAAGTGTCTCGCTGGCGACGCCGGGTACGCCCTGGGCGACGAGGTCCAGACCGGAGAATCGGGGCCGATCGGCGGCGGCGCCACGTCCTACGTCGTTTACGCCGACGCGACCAATATCAACATCAACACGACAAGCGGTGCGACGCCGGCGATCCCGCACAAGTCGACCCACATTAATACGGCAATCGCGGTGGCGAGCTGGTCGCTGAACGTGCGCGGCTATTACGTCAACCCCTAGAGGTGACAATGTTCGGGTTTAAAGCTACAGTCCTTGATTCTGGGCTAAGGCGCTGGCGGGCTAGCTTCCAACCGAAAACGTGAGGGCTGCCGATGTGGATTTTGCCAAGCCGCGGACGACCGGAGAACCTGCGGCGGTTTGTCAACGCCGCCCGGGAAATGGGCACTTCCACACCCGGAACCATTGTCGTTGACAAGGACGACAACGTCAGGCACGGGGCCGCCTACGCGGAGATAACCCGGCTGCTGCCGCCCGGCTGGCGCTTCAAGGTCATCGAGAGCAGCGGTTACGGCAACGCCGTCCGCGCCATGTGGGATGAGACCAAGGACCTTGCGTGGGTCGGGCTGGTCTCCGACGACCTGCTGCCCAGTGTATCGAAGTGGGATACCACGCTCATCACCGGCCTGAACGGTTACAACGTGGTCAGCAGCAACGACGGCTGGCAGGCCAACGCCGACATCCGGCAGGCCCGCATCCACGGCGCGGCGGTGTGGAGCGGCGACCTGCTGCGCGCGGTCGGCTGGCTGTTCCCCGACGGTCTCGACCACGTCTTCCACGACGACGTTTGGGAGAACCTGGGCCGCGCCACCGGCTGCTGGATCGTCAACATGCAGGTCATGGTGCGCCACCTCCACGAGTCGCTGGGGGGTGTCATCGGCCCGACCATGGACCGCCAGTCGGGCCTGTGGAAGCACGACGAGGCATGGTACGTCGAGTGGCAGGCCAGCGGGATGCACCATGTCGTGGCCCGCATCGAGGCGCTGAAGACCGCCAGGGGCGTTCGCCAGATCGGTTACGACTTCAAGGGTGTCAAGCTGATGATCGCCACCCCCTCGGGGTCCGGCACCTATGAGGGCACCTATATGGAGAGCCTGTACGCCACGACGCAGGCGCTGTCGGCGTGGGGCGCCGACGTCATGTGGGTCAAGCAGCAGTACCTCGCCGAGGTCGATCTCGCCCGCGCCAAACTGTTCGCCGCCTTCGTCCGCTCGTCCTGCACGCACATGCTGTCGATCGACGACGACATGGGCTGGGACATCGCCGCCGTCATCCGCTTGTTCTACGCCAACAAGGACGCCGTGGCGGTGGCCGGCCCGAAGAAACGCTACCCGCTCCAGTTCGCCGCCAACCGCACCGACGAACGCGGCAACCCGCTGGAACTCCAGTTCGACCCGGACTCGCTCACCATGGAGGTCAACGAAGTCGGCGCGGCGTTCATGCTCATCACTAAGGCGATGGCGCTGCGCATGGTCGAGGCGTACCCCGACCTGACCTATACCGGTGAGACCGGTGAGACCGAGTGGGCGGTGTACCAGCCGATGCTGGAGCACGGCCGCCGCTTCGGCGAGGACTTCGCCTTCTGCCGCCGCTGGACGAAACTCGGCGGCGCCATCCACGTCTGCGCCGACGTGCCGCTGAAACACACCGGGGGCCACCAGTTCGAGGGTGCGCTGTCGCAGGTCATGCAGGCCACCATACCGCAGATGGCCGAGCCCATGGCGCAGGCCGCCGAATGACGCACCCCGTCCTCGCCCAGGCGGCGCGCATGGGGCGCAGCGGCGACGTTATTCTGGCCCATGTCACCCCAGGCGACGTGGTGTTCCCCGTCGAGCGACTGGACGCCCGGTCGAAAAAGCTGCTGAAGGAACTGTTCCGGGGGGCCAATTTGCGGCCGCAACGGTTCACCGTCGGCAACCGCTACAACAAGAAGAACCCGACAACCGGCCTGCCGGAGTTCTTCGACGCCGACGGTGGCGGGATGTACGGCTCCGAGGGGGTCTATGGCGCAGCGGATGCGTTCGGCGACGCCGGCGGTCCGACGGTCGAGAGCGTCAGCACTGACAACGCCAGTGACATGCCGGCGGACAACGGCGAGAGCGACGCGCGGGCGGACAACGGCGAGAGCCAGAGCGACGCCTCTGCGGCGTTCGGCGACCCCGGCGGTTCGACGGCCGAGAGCAACCGCGGCATGATCGAGGGCGGCATGGGCCGCATCGACCAGACCTCCAGCACGGATGGATACTCGGGGTGGAGCAACACGGGCATCGGCTTCCTTGACCGGGAAATTGACGACATCACACACAACCCTGGCAGGCGCTTCGCTGAACTTGCGGGGTCGGCGCTGGGCCGTGCGCTGAGCTATGCGGTACCCCCCTTCGGGGTCTACAGCGCCATTGCCGACATATCCAACCTCTTTCCCGGCACCGGCCTACCGAGCCTACCGACCATTGGCGGTTTGGCCAGTGCGGGGTATACCGCCATCCGCGATAATGAAGGCGACGCACCGGCTATGGCCCCGGCGGGCGGTGAGGCCGGGGGTGACGGCGTGTTCGGCGGCGACGCTATCGATCTGGCGGGCATCCCCAACTCGCCGCTCGCCACCCGCCAGCAGCGGGTGGCGCAGCCGGTCGGGTCTTCACTGGTGGCCGGCGCGACCCCGGCGTCCGCGCCGGACAGCAACTTTGGCACCGGGATCGACGACATCGTGCGCAGGGCAGGGCTGGCCTGATGCTCGCCGCCCTGTTCAACATCCCGCGCAACAACCCGTCGCGGGACCAGTTTGCGTTCAACAACGACGCCGAGCATCTCCACATCATCGACGCCATCCGCCTACAGGGCGGCCCGACCCTCGAACGCTTCGTCGTCAACCCGATCCCGTCGGGCGACGTGCCGGGCTGGGCGCGGCGGCACCAGGCCATGCACAACCAGATGAACGGCGTGCTGGGCATCGCCGGGCTGGACCTTACCGGCATCGACTTCAACGACGAGCGCGGCCTGGAGGCGTGGGTACAGATTCACGTCCAGGAGCACTACAAGGCCAATTTGATTCTCAACATCTGAGGCACTTCATGGCGCAGCAATCACCGGCGTTAACCATCAAGCGGAACGACCCCGGCCCGGCCGCGCCGCCGGTCGAGGAACCGATTCCGTGGAAACTGCCGCACATGGCGCAGGCGGCCGCGGTCATCGCGCCGAAGGTCTGGCGTCCGCAGCTCTCCGAGATGGACGACCTGCTGTCGTGGCTGCTGCCGACGCTGCGCAAGGCGTGGCCGGACATGTCCGACGACCACACCGTCGCCGACATCCGCGCCGCCATGACCGACCCGCGCAGCCTGCTGGTGCGAACCTCGATGGTCGCCGGGCTGTTCGTGGCCGCACGGGACCGCCGCGACGGGCTGAAAGTGGCCGAGGATTTCGTGCGCTCCCGCGCGCCGAACAACGACGAGGCGACGCTGCTGTACCGCTTCGCCGAGGACTGGGCGGCGTCCATCGGGGCGCGGCGCTTCCTGTTCAATCTCGACAGTGACGCCGCCATGCTGCATGTCCAGCCGGCGATGAACAACCTGCAAAAAGGCTACAAAGTCAAGAAGGAATCCCTGTATAGTGTCGAGATGACCCAGCGCGGTCCGTAGGAGGCCCACCATGCCGTTTGGCTTCGAAGAACTTCTTGCCCGGCTGGGTGGCTTTCTTGGGGACGCCGGCGACGCCGTGTCCGGGGCGTTCGACGGCGCGGCAGACTTCGCCGGCACCGCGTTAGGCGGCGCGGCAGACTTCGCCGGCACCGCGTTCGACGAGGCCGGCACCGGGCTGACCTCGGCGTTCAGCGACGCCTCCGCCGGCGTGTCCAAGCTGTTCGACGGCTTCGGCACGTCCAAGGGCGGCCCCGGGACCTCGACCTTCGGTGTCGGCCACGGGCTGGACCCGGTGCTGGCCAGTGACGGCGCGGCCCCGTTCTCCGCCGCCCTGGACGCGGCCCCGGCGGCTCTCGGCACTCCCGGTGGCATCGGCGCGCCGGGCGATGTCTACGACCCCTTCGGCGAGACGGCGATGCTTGACAACGCTGCCAGCAGCGCCACCGGCACCGCCTACGGCGCGGACTTTGCCCCGACCGAGATGCCGATCAATTTGCAGGATGTCCCCGGCGCGGCGGCGCGGACGGCGGTCGGCGCTGCGCCGGCCGGCGGGGCTCCAACCAGTGTCGATAACTTCATGGCCGACCCGTCCATCGGCGGCGCGGGCAAGGTGCTCGGCAACAACGCCAATATTCTCCTGCCCGCCGGGGCGCTGGCCTATCAGGCGTTCGGCGCACCCAAGGGCCCGGACGCCAACAAGTTGCAGGCCGACATGCTGGCCCGCGCCGACCGTATCGACGCCCGGGGGCAGGCCCGCCAGGATGCCCTCGACAAGGGGGTGCTGCCGGCCGGGGCGCAGGCCACCATCGACGCCGCGACCAAGGCGGCGCAGGCGCAAATCCGCCAGCAGTTCGCCGGCATGGGCCTGTCCGGCTCCACCATGGAGCAGCAGGCACTCCAGAACGCCGCCAACCAGGCGCAGATCAAGGGCTTCACCGTTGGCTCGCAACTGGCGCAGGCCGGCTTCGCCGATACGCAATTGTCCAGCCGTCTCTACGGCGAGGTATTGAGGCAGGCGATGCAGGACGACCGCGCGCTGGCCAACTCGATCACCCGGTTCGCGGCGGCTGCGGCCGGCGGCACCGCGCGTCAGGCCGCCTAAGTGGCGTCGGCACAACCCACCGAGGCGGATGTCGAGGTCGATCCCGACGGTCCTCCGGCTGTCGTACCCGCGGCCCCGGCCAACGACGACCTGAAGGTCGATCTTGCCGGGACGGCGCTGGGCGCGGCTCCGGCCGGCGGCGCGCCGTACAGCCCGGGTCAATTGGCCACGACCCGCGCCGGGGCGACGGCGGCGTCGCAGGCAGCGTTGGACCAGAGCGCCGCGGCGACCCGCAACATCGAGACCGCGCGCGAAGCACGCAAGCCGCTGGTGGACCGCTACACCCAGTTGCAGCAGGACCGACCGCAGCCGCCCGATCTCACCGCGTTCAAGCCCAGGGACGCGCCGACCTACACTTCCGACAATCCGTTGCAGAACTTCGGCTCGTTCGCTACGGCGCTGGGCATCATGGGCGGCATGTTGACCCGCCGGCCGCTCACCGCCTCCCTGGACGCGGCGGCCGGGGCGATGGAGGCGATGCACAGCCGCAACATCGAGGACTACAAGCTGAACGTCGACCAGTGGCGCAACCAGTCCAAGCACCTCGAAGACCTGATGAAGTGGCGCACCGACGCCTACAAGCTGACGCAGGACAAGTTCTCCGGCGATGAGGCCGGGCTGATGAAACAGATCGAGCTGACCGCCCTGGCGACCAAGGACGACCAGATGCTGGCGGCGCTGCGAACCGGCGACGCGCAAATCTGGCATGGCATGCTGACCGACCAGACCGCGGCGGTGAACAACTACCAGGACCGCCGCCTGAAGATGGACGAGTTCTTTCTGCGCCAGCAGCAGGCGATGGACGACCCCGGGGTGATGATGGCGCGCGAGAACGCGCGGCGCTTCAAGGCCGGCGAGCCGCCGATGGACCTGCCGGAGGAACAGAACTTCCTGCGGGAACTGAACGCCAACCGCTACGGGCTGGGGTCGCGCGGCGGGGCGATGAGCGGTGCCGCGATGCGCGAGCGGCAGAAGATAGACGACGTCGCCAAGGCGGTGAGAGAGACCAACGACGCGCTGGCCGCCGAGGGCAAGCCACCGCTCGATACCGCCGGCGAGCGCGCTATCCGGGAAGAAGTCGAGCGTTCGTACCGCGCCACCAACCCGACGTGGGACGCGGAGAAGGTTTCGCTGCTGAATAGCTGGAAGGCGGCGTTCGCCGCCGAGAACGGCCGGCCGCCGACGCCAGATGAGACGCAGAAGAAGTTTGTCGAACTGGACCGGCATGGGGCCGGTGCGGCGGATACCAAGTGGAGAAGCCAAAAGGACGTTTTCGATACGTTGGCGCGGGAGCGGCTGGCGACGCCGGGCCATGCGCCGGAACTGTCGGCCGCCGAGATGATCGAGTTGCAGCAGAAGGCGGCAGGCGCGTTCTCCACCCAGGGCGCGATCGACGCACGGTCCAACCAGCTTTTCGATACGATCAAGCAGCAGAAACTGGAGGAAACCAACCAGACCGAATTGACACCGCGGCAAGTTGCCGAAATATGGCGCTATGTGAACTCGACGCGCAGTACGGCGTCCAAGGCTCCCGAGGCGAAATGGGACCCGACGAAGGGATTTTCCCAGATGCCGACGTTCCCCGGCGCGCCGGGTGCGCCCGCCGCCGCCCCGGTCGCGCCCGCAATTGGGCCGGGTGCTGCGTCCGCCCCGGCGGCTCCGGACGCTGCCCCCACTGTAGCGGCCCCGACCGCGTCCGCCGCCCCCCAGACCGAAGCGCAACAGGCCGGTGTCAGGTCGATTATGCCAACGGCGAACACCGACCTGACCGAGGCCACCGGCGCGGCCTCGTATCTCGGCGGCCACGTCAATACGATTATCGGCGCGTTCGGCGGGGTTGCCCCGTTCCCCGAGATGCAGAAGGCCACCATCGCGCTGAACGACCTGCAAAAGCGCACCATGTCCCTGCTGCAAAACGAGGTCGGGGGCAAGCCGTCGAACTATCAGTTGAAGCTCAATGAGTCGCTGACGGTGTCCCCGGCGAAGTTTTTCAGCGGCGACCCCGAGGCGCTCGACAAATTTAACCAGACCTATCTGAACATCATGCGGCAGGTCGATCAGACAAAAGCGATTATCGCGGCGCCGGAGAAGGCGACCCAGAAGCAGGTCACCGACGCCCGGGTGAAGCGGCAGGCGCTGCTCGGGGTGGCGGCCGACTACGAGACGGTCATCGGGGAGTACTCGATGCGTGCTAAAGGTCCCAAGGCCAACGCGGCTGACTTTTATCGGGCCAAGAAATGAGCGAGGCCGACACCCTCGAACTGCCGGAGTCGCTGACCGGTGTGCCGCGCCAAGCGGGGGACCGCACCTTCGCACCCGCGCCGGAACCCAGGATGGAGTACGACATCAACGCCGCGCTGAAGGCCGAGGTCCCGCTCAACGAGATCGCCGACTTCCTCGGCGGGAAGAAGAACTACGATGTCAAGGCGGCGCGGGCGGCGGGCCTGACGGACAACGACATCGTGGCGGAACTGGCCGGGCTGAAGAACACCAAGGGTTTTATGAGTCAGGCGGCGACCGGCGCGGTGGCGGGCGCGACCAAGACCGCGCCAATGATCGGCGGGGCCATCGCCGGTGGCAAGATAGGCGCCGCGTTGGGCGCGCCGTTTCTCGGCCCGTTGGGCGCCATCGCGGGCGGCGCGCTCGGCGTGCTGGGCGGTAGTTATGCGGGCTACAAGGCCGGAGAAGCGGCCCAGGAGGTGTCGAAGAAACTTGGCGGCGCCGACTATAACGAGATGGCTCCGGACGCGCGAGCGGCTTATGTGGCCGGCGACACCTTCGGCTCGTCTATCGCCCCGACACCGTTTGCGGCGGCGCTGCCGGTAGTCAAAGCCGCAGGGCCAGTCGGCCGCGCGATTACCGGTATCGGAGAATCCGCCCGGGCGCATCCACTCGGCTTCGCGGCGGCCGAGTCGGGACGCGGTCTGTACTCCAGCGAAGCCGCTTTCATTTCGGAGTCGATGTCCCCCGACGAACCGTTGCATCGGGCGCTCGCCGAGGGTGCCGCCGGCCTCATCAACCCAGGCAGCGTGCTGATCCATTTCGCCCCCTCGCTTAAGGGCGCGGCCGGCCGGGCGTTGAGCGCGGTGGACCCGCGCCAGAGCGCGCAGACGCGCCGCGCCGGGGCGGAACTGGAAAAGAACCTGGCAACCTACGGCGAGGACCCGCAGCAGTTGGTCGATATACTGGCCAAGGCCGACATCCCCGGCGTCGCCACGACCGCCGGGCAGAGGACCGGCAGCCGCACCTTGATGACGCTGGAGAACTTCCTTGGCAGGGAGAACCGCAAGTTCTCCACCGACGTAGAGATCGCCGGCCGGCAGGCCCGCGAGGTCATCGAGGGCGCGCTGGACAAGATGGCGGGGAGCAGCGACCCGCAGGTGCTCCAGCACGCCGCCGAGTTGCGGACCCGGTATTTCAACACCCTGCTGCAAAAGCGGCTGGATGACGCCGAGCGGACCGCGCAGGAGGCGATGGCGCTGGTCGCGCCCGCGGACCGCATGACGCGGTCGGAGCTTAGCGTGCAGGCGTCCGCCTCAGTCCAGGAGGCGCTGAAGGCGTCGCGCAAGGTCGAGGCGGACTTGTGGGGCGCGCTGCCGTCGGACATCGCGATCCCGACCCCCAACTTCATCCGGAAGTGGAATGAGACGGTCGCCGATATGGTGCCGACAAACGAAGGCACCTTTAGCACCAAGATTCTGGTCGACCGCCTCACCGCCACCGTCGCGCGGCTGGAAGACAACGACGGCGGTGACAAGATGAAATTACTGCGCGCGCTGCGCTCGGACTATCTCGGCGACGCCCGCATCGCCAACGCCGGCGGCGACTTCATCAACGCCCGGAGGTACAGCAACATGGCTGGCGCCATCCTCGAAGACTTCGACGCCTACGGTGCGGGCAAACCGGCCTACGACGCGGCGCGGACATGGTCGCGCGAACTCAACGACGTGTTCACCCGCTCATTCGCCCGTGACGCCACCCGCACGAGCCGTCAGGGCGGCGATAACCTCGCGCCGGAGCTGCTGCTGTCGCGCGCTTTCGCCGGGGGCCGCGAGGCCGGGGCGCTGCGCACCAGACAGCTCGATGAGGCGGTCAACTTCCCCGGCGCGAAAGGGGCGGCGCAGCTCGGCGAAGAAGGTACCGCCGCCGCCAAGGAGAACGCCAAGGCGTTTCAACAGGCGGAGGAAAACTTTCTCCGCACGATGGCCTCGGAGACCGTAACCGACGGGGTGGTCAATCCGACGAAACTGCTACGCTTCGTTAAGACGCACAGCGAGACCCTGGCGCGGTTCCCGCAGGTCGCCGAAGAGCTGAAGACCGCCACCTCGGCGGCGCAGGCCACCAAGGCGTTGTCAGAACGGATGAAGGTCATCAACCCGCTGCTGGCCGACAAGAACGTCACCGCGTTCGCCCGGCTGTCCGGCTTTGCGGACCCGACCCTGGCGGTGGCGCAGGCCGTCGCGTCGGGCAATCCGCCCCGCAGCCTGGCGACCCTGGCGCGGTTTGCCGGCCGCGACCCCGCCACCAAACAGGGGTTGCAATCCGCCGTGTTCGACTACGCCCGGAAGGAGGCGGCCGAGGGCGATACGTTCTCGTTCTATCGCTACAGCGCCGCGCTGGAGAACCCGCCGGGGCGCGGCCTGCCGTCAGTCATGCAGGTCATGCAGAAGAACGGCATCGTCGATGGGGCCACCGCGACGCGGATGCGCGAGTTGCTCACCCGCGGCATGACCATCGAGACGGCGATGAAGAACAAGGAGAGTGCCGACCGGATAACGGGCTCGTCCAGCATGCTGATGGACGTCCTCGCCAGGCTGACCGGCTCATACGGCGGCGCACAGGCGGCCGGGGTGACCGGCGGGCAGTCGCTGGTCTGGGCGGGGATCGGCTCCAGTGCCGCCCGCAAGATGCTGAGCACCATGAATATCACCACGGTCGCCGACCTGCTGCGCCGCGCCGCCACCGACTCGACCGACAATTACGGCCTGATGCGGACGCTGCTCACGCAGGCCAAGACGCCGCGGGAGCGCGCCACCGCGATCCGCCAGTTGCACGGTTACCTGCTGAACGCCGGGCTCACTGCGGTGGAGGGCGACGATGGCGAAAACCCGTAAGGTCTCCGCGCCGGACACAATCGCGGACGGCACGCTGAAAGACAAGATGGAGCAGGTCGCGCTGCTGGTCGCCGACGCCGTGCTGTGCCCGGCCCCCACCATTGTCAACGGCAGGGAAGTCGCCCGGCCGTTGCCCCTGGACGAGACGGTCGATGCCCTGAAGGCGCTGACCAATTACTATGCTACCATCAAGAAACTGCCGCCGCCCAAGGACGACCGTCCGAAGTTCGCGGTCATTGACGGCGGAAGCAAGCCGAACTTCTAGGGAGAATCGCATGTCACGGCTCGAAGTGGTCCGTCAGGAGGAAGTCGAGTCGGCGCTGTCGCTGCCCAGCGCGCCGCCAGCCCCGCCCGCTCCGGCGCGGCAGGAGGTCGTCGAGGTCAAGGCGGTTGAACTGCTGGGCCTGCTGCTCAAGGTCCTGTCGCAACGCAGCGTCGCCCTGGCCGGGCACCTGATGCCCATCGTGGCGCTAAGCCTGAACTTCGCCCTCGCGCTCATCATCCAAGAGCCGTCGCTGCACCAGCTCTGGTTGCAGGGCGGCTTCGCTCTGCTGTCGCTGGCGATCGTCGGCCTGCACCGGAGGTAGCGATGCCGAACCCAGTCTATGTCAACCCGCTGCTGCTCACCGGGGCCTGTGTCGGGACGACCCCGGTACTGAACGCCGGGCAGGGTTATCCGTTCCGGATGACCCGCGACGGGGCGGTGCAGACCGCCGGATTCACCGGAACAGTGGGCGCTGTAGCGTCGGAGACCCGGGCGCCGGGCGGGGCAGTAGCGTCGGTGCAGGCGGGGTATGTGGCGACCGCGCCGACCCTCGCGGACAGTACAATGGACGTGGTGCGCTGCGATGCCAGCGGCAATCTTGTAACAGGGTGACGACATGACGGATTTCAACACGCCACGACCGAAGTTTCCGCCGGCGCAGAACCCGTTCACCGCGATGGGGCTGTACACGGCGGCGGCCCCGACCCTGATTGACGGGCAGCAGTACCCGCTGCGGCTGGACGTGAACGGGCGGCTGATCGTGACGCCGAGCGGCGGGGATGCGACGTACGCCCGACTCGACGGGACGAACCAACCGTTCACAGGCGTTCTCCGTCTCCCCGACGGGGACACCACGACGCCAGCATTGACAGGGGCCACGACGACCAACGGCCTATCGTTTGGGGCGCTCCGCGCGACGTTTTCTGGTACCGGCACCCCGCTACGCATCTTCAGCAGTACTGCTGCTGTGGCAATCCTGTTCCAGAACACCGCAAGCGCCACCGGTTTCATCGAGTACAACGGCGCTACGTCCATGGACTTTTACGTGGCGAATGCTTTGGCGTTCCGGGGCAGCCTGACAAAGTTGACCGTGGCGGCGGCGGTTGCTACGCCAGCAGGTGGAACCACGGGCAGCGGCATTCAGTTGGGCACGACCGCCAACCTCGGCGTTTTCTTCGGTTCCGGTGTCCCAACTTTGTCGGCGGCGCAGGGCTCGCTGTACATCCGCTCGGACGGCTCCGGCGTAGCCGACCGCATGTATGTGAACACCAACGGCACCACGGGTTGGACCAACTTTGTGAGTGCCGCCTGATGGAACCTCTCTCCCCCGAACAGCTCAACATCCAGGCCATCATCGACACGCTGCGCTTCCAGCGCGACGAGGCCCACGCGCATCACGCCA